GTGAAAAATGAATATACTATTTGTTAATCAATGATTTATATTTTCTTTATTTACATAATATATTCGCTTACATAACCGACATTATGTAAAAGCTTACATAATGTCGGGACATCCGCATTGCTCGGCTATGGGAAACGCCCCAAAAGCCGCCTGCTCCGGAAGCTGGAAGCCGGAGACCGTGACATATACAGGGAATACATTTCCTATTGCCACTACCGGGGACGGAAGGTCGAATCAATAGAAAGACGCAGAAAAATGGAATTTTTACTGCTTTATGAGAAATAAAAAAACGAGGGAGAGCATACGCCATTTTGCCGTGCTCTCCCTTCTTTCATACATAAGGGTTTCAATACTTCCCGCATTATAAATCCGGTTGTTTATAATGTGGGAGTATGTCATGCCTAATACCCGATATTGAAATTCAGCAGTTGATGGATAAAAAGCCTGCCACGTTCCGTCCATACGGTATGCATGGCCGTTCCGGTTTCTCCGTTCCGGTTTTGCCATACATGCGTATGTGTCCGGGTATATCCTTCCTTATGATATCGGGCGGTAAGCATCCATGTTCCTGACTGGCGGAACTGGACTCCAAGCAACTTTAACCTGTAATTCAGCTCCCTTCCGCTCATTCCAAGTTCTTTGGCTATCTGTGTGGTCGTGTAGGTACTTGCCGAATGCAGGACTTCTTCAAAATACCTTACCTTAGGAGCCTGCCGGCTTAATTTGATGGCGTTCTGCGCGTTTTTCTCTTCCAGTACGGATATATGCCTGTCGCGTTCCTTTATCCTGTTTTCCGCGAGCAACAAGGCCCGTGAAAGCAGTTCGGAGTCGGTTTCTCCCTTTATGTCAAGCAGGTATCCGCCTTCTTTTAATGTTCGTGGGACGAGGTCGTCAAAGATCCAGCTTTCAAACCTTTCAGCCGAGGGCAGACGGCTTCCGGCTATAAGCCTGTACATGTTCCCTTCATCTATGAACTTGATTTTCTGACGTCCGCCCGTGGTAGGGATGTCGTGAACGCAGACTCCCTTCTGTTTACAGTGCCGGTCTATGGCATCCCTTGTATTGGCGTATCCCAATGATGCGGCGACATCCTTTGCGCAAAACCATATTTTGCCGTCCTTCTCGACTGTCCGGATTTTACCGAACTCAGGATGTTCCGCTATAACAAATGTATGCATGCTGTCTATTATTTATAAGTTGATTCTATCGCTTTGAATATCTCATGGATTACCTGGGGGACGATGGCGTTTCCATATCCCTTGACGGACTGCTGCCGCCAGGAAGAAAAGGTAATACCGTCCAATTGACGGGGAACCCCATCATCTCGGCCACAAACAGGGGATTGAGTTGGAAACTCCTCCCAGCCCGGGCAAAGAAATCGGGAAGGCTGCCCTGATGCGGGTTCTTCCCCTTCCTTTGGAAATTTTCCAAGGTCGGCGCGCCCTTCCAGTCCCTTGCAGTCGGTGTCGGGAGCAGCCCGTGGAAGTCCAGGAAGTCCGTCAGGCCGTTGGGGTTCTTCTCCCCGTCCTCCGTCTCGTGCATCGACACGCGCCCCTGACGTTTCCAGCGTTCCACCCGCTGCCGGTGGTGTATCTCCGTTGCTGTCGGGGTGGGCAGCAACATCTCGCGGATGATTTCCGGAAGCCCCTTCTGGAGACAGTTCGGTCCCCTCGGGCTGTAATCCCTCGCCATCGGCGTGGGCAACAAACCATATGCGGTCCCTTCTGTGCGGGGCACCGACGGCACAAGCCGGAATAAGCAGCGGCTGGACGGTATATCCTTCACGCTCAAGATCACGGCAGATGGTCTCGACGACGTATTCCTCCCGCTTGCGGTATACAGGCTGATCCTCTCCGAACAGAGAGGGCTGACATCCCACGTGAGCCGCCTTGCCGGGCTGTACCATCGTGAGGATGCCACTAACGTTCTCACCAACAATCCAACCGGGCCGGATCTCGTGAATGGCACGGAGCATGTGAGGCCAGAGGTAACGGCTGTCCTCCGCGCCCTTTCGCCGGCCGGCAACGGAAAAGGGCTGGCATGGGAAACCTCCTGTGAGGATGTCGATCCGTCCCCTTCATCCCCGAAAATCCGTAGTTGTAATATCCGTATAACTTTCTGCATGGCTGAACCAATAATTTAAAATCCGGTTACAAAACTCATCTATTTCACAATGGAAAGCGTTACGCCATCCCATTCATTCGGCGGCAAGATCCGCCGCACCAAACCCGCTGAACAGCGAGGCATGTACCAACTGTCTCATATTGAATCCTATTAATCGGTTAATGAATCCGTTACATTTTCTGTCTCTTTTTTCACCGGAACGGTTATCGCCATTCCGTCGATCTTGCGGTATATCTTTCCCATCTCCAGCATGTTCTTTAACCGCAGGATGTCCGTAATCTCGTAGACGGTTATACCATTCTGCACGCTGAAACGGATATATCCCTTCTGACGTTGTGCCTCCACTTCCTCACGGGTCATCTGGAGAAGCTCGCAGATCTCCTCCAGCGTGAAGGTCAGCTGCACTTCCTTGACGGTATGCGCATAGGTCAGGATACTCAGTATCTGCAGGCATTTACGGTGTGCCTTGACAAGGGCGGCGAACTTGTTCCGCTCGATCATGATGTACTTACTTTGATTTTCCATTTATCTTGCTATTTTTAATTGTTATTGGTTCCTGTTCTTCGAAGGCCTCCGGCAGTACGGCCGTGCCATATTCCTCCCGAAGGAACTTGTACACGTCGAATGCCCAGAAGTACACCTTGCCGCTGATCTTGAAGGACGGCAGCTTTCCCGACATGCGCCAGCGTATCAGCGTCCGGTCGCAGACTTTCAGCTGGAGACGCATGTCGCGGCTGTCCAGCATCTGCTTGCCGTTGAAATTACTGAGTGCTTCCAACTCCATTTCCAGACGGGCGATGAGCTTGTTCTGACGCTCGAAGCATCCTTCGATCATCTGCCTGAGCTCCATGATTTCATTCTTGCCTTCTTCCATTTGTCGGTTGTTTTTAGTTCGATACTGTTTTTGTCTTTCTTCGCTTGCAAAGTTTGGGAAAATCAGAAGGCAAACATAGGGCTGACGGATACCGCCAGCCCCATATTTTGTCAGCAAACCATTATGTATCAATGATGTTTTTTGAAGTTTTTTGAGAGGGTAAAAACCTATTACCGGGAATAAACTATTCGGAGGAGAGGTAATACAGTAAAAAGAGGATATCTTACGGATGGCAATAAAAAAGGAGACCAAATCCGAAATAGGACCTGATCTCCCTTGAAAATCCCGCATAAAAACTTGCTAAGGTCAAGTAAATTAACTACTTTTGTAGCTGAAGAGTTATTTGAGGTTATGCAGAAAAACGCAAGCAAGCGATGGATTTTCGTCACCTAATCGTTACCTGCCTATTTTCTATGCTCCGCTTACCTTTTGACAATCAAAAGGTTAAAGAAAACTACGCTATTTTATTAATATAAGCTATGTTTTGTTTAATGCTGCTTTTATTCGGTGCCGTGGTGTTTATCTCCGGCACCGATCCCAAAAAATTAAAAGACTTCATAAATAAAAACGATCAATCAGACAAATTTTAAATTTATGGAGAAAAAGATATTATATCATATTGGGTTATATGGATTTAGAAAACTTATAGTTTATGTAATTAAGGATAACGGGGATAATACATCTATTGTTAGCCTTAACAAAGACGGTTCATTCCCTAAATACGTTTGGAACTGTAATTTGCATAACATAAACGAATAATACAAATATTCCACCGCGCCGGGCGGTTTCCCGGCATTCCTTTAAACTTTGATATTATGACTACCTATATAATAGAATCCCCAAACGGAGAAACGCACAAATTAGAAGTATTCCGCACCGCAACCGGGTTTAGTGTTTATGTTGATGGCTCAAATATATGTAAGAGCATAACGGAGGAAGATTTTTTGCAAGAGCTTGAAAACCCTACTTTCTAACATGGTGGGCGTAATTATTTGGCTAATAGTAGTTTTATTAATCTGCTTTAGCGTGTTTGGCGGTCTTTGGCTGCTTCCTATTTACTTGCTTTTTTGCCTTGTTTTAGGCTTTTACTTTGGTGTAAAATATCTAACTATTTAATATTATGAATGAAAAAGAATTTAACGGCCTCATTTTGGCCGAATTGGTTAAAATAGCAAACGACGTTTTTACAAATGAAATAGAAATAGCTCCCGGCACCTATACCGCTGCGGAGCTTGCAAAGCTGAAAGATGCCAACGGTAACGAGATAAATATAAAATATCTTTGCGTTGATGCTAAACTAAATATAACGGATTTTAGGACTGTACAAATAAACAGCTTTAAGTGCTCCTTTCCAGTGGATCAGGTTTTTAATCTTGTTTGGCAATTTGAAAAGCTGATAGGCACCAAACAAGCCAATAAAACAAGGTTTACCAAAATAGAAGAGCGTGAAAATATTGTTTGCTCCTTTGATATGTGGATTACAAAGGAACATCTAAATATCACTAAATTAGTAACAAAAGATTCTCTAAGACCAGCATTTAATTATATTTATCTTGATCCTTACAAATCGGCTTTAGTTGCTTCTGACGGGCGTACATTAAAAGAATATCCCGTAATTATTGAAACATCCGGGCTTTTGCCTGACGGTCTGAAATTATTTATCAATCCCAAACATTTAAAAGAAATGGTTGGCCGGTGCTCTGTTTGTGTTTGCAGTCAGGAAGGCGGCAATATTACAGAAATAACCAACGATAAGAAACAAACCTTTATTTGTGATTTTGCCGGATATTTCCCTAATTACCGGCTTGTATATCCCAATCTTTCAAAAGACGGATTTATAAAGATTCAGAAAAGCGAATTAAAAGCGGTTGCCGGTTTTGTAAAAGAAATAGCCAAACGGAACAAAAAAAGCGGTTTCTCACTCCGTACTATTGCCAGAGAGAACAAAGTTTATTTATCTTATAATGACGCAGACAGTAACGGACACAAAGAACTTTGTGTAACATTGGAAAAAGCCGCTTTAATTGATATAAAGTTAGGTTTCTTTGCATCAAACGTTATCCCTTTGCTTTCCGGCTGGACTGGTGGCGTATGGCTGGTGGCACCTGATCGGGCGGCGGTCTTCGATGATAAGGCGGCGCGTATCGGTGTGGTTATGCCTGCCTTTATAAATGATTCTATTTGCCCGAACTTAAAATGTAATATAAAGGCTTTGGATCGTGCCAAAGTTCCTACTATCCCAGAAAAAGAATCGGTAAGAGAGCCGGAGAAACATTTACCGGCCTTATATGTGGATATACAAACAAAAACACCGGCTTTTGTCTTTGCTTTGGTAGCTCTGATAGATTTTATTTCCCGTTGGTTTTATCAGGATCAAATAAACAAAGCATTACAGAGGCTAACAATGCTAACCGAACTATCCGGCATTTCTTTGCCTGAACTATTAACCGAACCAGTAAACGAAGAAACAAACGCGAACGAACCCGAACCAATAACAGAGAATGAACCAGTACGCGCATACACACCCGAACTATTGTATATTGATCAGCCTTTGGTTTTCCCGGTGCCTATCTTCATACATAAACATGAACGAACTATCAGCCCAACCGTTGTGCCCGAACTATTGAATCGTCAATGTATAACATTGCTGTTTGTTTCCATGATGTTGCCCGAACTATTACGGCGATATGTTTGGGGAGCAATCCGACCAAAGGCAAATGCAGATGAACTATTTTGGGGCGATTTCAGACGTTTTCACACCAAAGGTAATCATCGAATCAGAGACGGAACAAAAGAGGCAAACAAGCCTAAATTACAGCCATTTCAAACGAATTATTACATACATCAAGAATCATTATGGAAGAGAATAAACAAGCCAAAAGAAGTTATCGCCGAAACAAACCGGTTACGAAAAGTAAGGTCTATGCTATTAGACTGGATATTGATTTGGTTGATTTTGTCAGAGAGCAACCGAACATGAGTAAATTTATTAATGAACTGATCCGAAAGGAGAAGGAAAATACCCTAAAGTATGAATGAAAAATCAAAAGCTTTTGAACTGATAGAATTTGTTTGGGACAATGAAAAGACTGATTCTTATTTACGAGTCAACATAGCCATGTATGAAGCAGTTAAGTTGGCTATAATATCTCAAATGAAATTCAATAAAGAGGATTTTCAGAATATATTTTCAAAATTCAGCGGTGGTTACTGGTTTGGAGTCAACGCCAACGGTAAGGGCTATGGTGAAATTTTCTATCGGGAAGCTGTTACTTCGGGAAATATTTCAGCCTGCCAAAGCTATGAAGCATTCTGCAATATTAAACCCTTCATAGACTCCAAAGGCAGAAGGTTATACAAAGGGGCAATGTACCGGGATAATGAAAAACGTTATAGGGTGACAGGATTTGATTTCAGCACTAAAAAAGTTTATTTAGTAGGTTATGCCATAAGTGATTGGGAAGAAAAAGGCAAAAAGACTCTTTTCAACTTTACCAACAACGAATGGAACGAATTTAGAAAACAAATAAAGCAATTTTAGCATAATTATGAATCAAAAAGCAAAAGATTATATCAGACGTAACACTTTGGATTTGGAAAGTGACAACCGGATGGATTCTACCGGCTATGTGCAATATGCCATATCAGAAGCAAAAGCCTATGCAGCAATAGCGATAGCCGAAGAAGGAATGAGACAAAAAGCCATTGAAGCATTCAAATTTGCCGTTGATGGTTATTTTATAATTGGCGGTACCGATTATTCAGCCAGTAGATTAAATGAATTTATTAAAAAACTTGACTCTTAATATTTATTGAACCAAATATTTAATTGATATGAAAGCTATTATAATATATTCAGGCAAAGGCGGCGTAGGCAAAACCACAACAACCGCAAATATAGCAAGATTACTTGCAAAACAAGGGAATAAGGTGTTTATCATTGATGCAGATATAAATACCCCGTCAATGAACACCGAATTTGAAGGCGATCATCCGCATGAAATGATTTGGGTACACTCTTCTGGAAATATGTTTTCCAAGTTTATTTACTTGGAAAAAT